TGCTGAAACGATTAACATTATGGACACAGACGCGATCTTCCAAGCAGGTGGATCTTGCGGATTCAACGCATCTGGTTCTACAACTTTTACTCAAAGAACAGTAACAGTTGGAAAAATTAAAGTAAATGAATCTCTTTGTCCTAAAGACTTAGAATCTAAGTACTTACAAAAAGCATTACCAACAGGATCAATGTATGATTCTATTCCTTTTGAGCAAGAATTTGCTGAGAAGAAAGCTAAGACTATTGCTGCTCAATTAGAAACTGCGTTATGGCAGGGCGATACAACGTCTGGCAATGCGAATCTATCTAAATTTGACGGGCTTGTTAAGTTAATCGGAGCTGCTTCTGGAGTTGTAGCTGCTAACGCTTCTACTTTCATTTCAGGTGCGCCTTTAAGCTCAATTACTGCTGGTAATGTAATCAGCATTTTTGATGGCGTATATCAAGCAATCCCTGCACAAGTTGTAGCTGCTGACGATATGACTATCTTCTGTGGTCAAGACGTATTTAGAACTTATACAGTTGCATTAAAGAACGCTAACCAATTCCATTATTCTATTGATGTGAAAGCGGATAGCGAGTTCGTATTACCAGGTACTATGATTAAAGTTGTAGCACTTGCAGGTTTAAACGGAACTAACAAGGTTTACGCAATGCGTTTATCTAACTTGTTCTTAGGAACAGATTTGTTGAACGAAGAAGAAAAATTTGAAATCTTCTATGCAAAAGAAGCTGATCAAGTTCGTTTCGTATCTGAGTTCAAAATGGGTGTAAACGTAGCGTTCCCAGACGAGATCGTTAAGTTTATCTTAGCATAATTATTGGGGGGTTTAATCGCCCCCCATTTTTAATAAAATTTTAAATTATATATTATGCCGTGCGCATTAACATCTGGATATACTTTAGACTGCCGAGATAGCTTAGGCGGTGTTACGGAAGTATATTTCATAGAAGCAGCCAACGTAACTGCAACAACCGAAGCAAGCGGAGTGATTACAACATTAACAAAGGCAACAGGTAAAAGATTCTACAAATACGAGCAAGTGAAAGATACATCAATGATGAATCAAACAATCACTACTAACGTACAGAATGGAACAGTATTTTATGCACAGGAATTAATGGTTGTATTAAATAAATTACAAACCGCTACAAGAAACGAAATTTTATTACTTGCACAGAATACTTTGATTGCAGTAGTAAAAGATTCAAACGGCAATTATTGGTATCTTGGTAAAACAAGAGGATTAGATTTAACTGCTGGTACTGCTGGCACGGGTACTGCTCAAGGCGACAGAAGTGGATTCACTTTAACCTTTACAGGTGCAGAAGCCGCATTAGCACCAAGCGTTGCACAAGCAGTTTATTCTGTATTGACAACCGCAGGCGCATAAGTTTTTTCATAGGTTTATAGGTTTGCCGCCGTTCCTTCATTGGTTCGGCGGTTTTTTATTGTAGGATATGCAACAAATTAGCTTTTTAGCTATATAGTTATATGATTAGGTTAACAAAAGGACAAACCCAAAACATAATTTTGACTCTAACTGAAAAGCAATTATTGACTAATCCAAACTACTTGTTTGTATTTACTAATAGAAGTGCAAATACAGAGATTAAATTTGTTATGTTAAATAATACAGACATAAGCCAATACAAGGACAGATACAATGAATTTAGTATCGTTACAAATACTAATTTTAGTACTGCTTTAAATGGTCAATATGATTACGATATATATGAGCAGACAAGTACGTCTAATCTTAATCCTGCGGGTTTAAATTTATTAGAATCAGGGATTATGGAGTTAGTCGGAACGCCTTTCAATTTCACTGAATATACTACAACGGACACTTATAAAATAAGACAATAATGGATTTAAGAGTACTAACATTTGCGGAAGCCAAGCAGCCTGAATTTAAAGAAAAGAAAGGCGAAGGATATATTCAGTATGGCGATCGCAACGATTACCCGAATTACTTAGTTGAACTTTTTAATAAGTCAGCCAAGCATAACGCTATCATAAAAAGCAAGGTGCATTACATCACTGCGAATGGTTGGTCAGGAAGTCCAGAGGCAGATCCTTTTATTAAGAAAGTTAATAGAATGGAAAGCCTTGAAGATTTAACAAGAAAGGTGTCTTTAGATGCTGAATTATTTGGAGGTTATTATTTAGAGATTATTTGGTCAGTCACAGGTCAATTGGTTGAAATATGGCATTGCGATTACACTAAAATTCGTACTAATAAAGACAATACACAATTTTGGTATAAGGAAGATTGGGGGGATAGGGCAGAAAAGGCGGAGGTTTACCCTGCTTTTAATCCTGCTAATCCATACGGCAAGCAGATACTTTACATAAAAGAATATCGCCCAAATATGGGTTATTATTCTTTGCCAGGTTATTTCGGTGCGCTTAATTACATAGAATCAGATATTGAAATATCTAAGCACGTTTTAGGTAATGCACAGACAGGGTTTTCTGCAAGTAAACTTATTACCCTACCTAATGGCGAGCCTTCGGATGATGAAAAGCGTAATATTGAAAAACGCTTCACGAATAGATTTAGCGGATCAGATGGTAAGAAGTTTATTTTAGCTTTTGTAAATGATAGCGCAAGAAAACCTATCGTTGATGATTTAGGTACTTCTGATATAACAAAAGAGGATTTCGGTCGTGTGGATTCTTTAATTCAAACTAATATATTTTCAGGGCATCAAATTACAACGCCATCAATCTTTGGTATTGCAGAGGCAGGTAAATTAGGTAGCCGTTCAGAAATGCGCGACGGATACGAAATCTTTAAAAATACTTACGTTAATAGTAAGCAAATGCACCTTGAAAGTGTATTTAATATGCTATTTAAGTACAGAGGTATCGAGGACGCAGAACTACATATTATCCCAACCGAGCCTATCGGATTTGAGTTTACAGAGAATCTTTTAAAGGAAATTGCACCTAAGGAATGGTTACTTGAAAAGGCGGGGATTGACATGAGCAAATACCAAGCACCAGAGGAAGCGGTTACAGTTGTGCAATCTGCGCAATTTAAGGACGATTTTAGCGTGTTTTTTGAGTTTGGCGAGGATAAGGCTTCATACAATATTTGGAAGTCAAGAACGCGCTTTAACGACGATTCTGAATATCAGTTATTTGCAGAGGTAAACCAATTACAAGCCAATGTGCTTGATTTAATGGCTAAGGATAAAAGAATAACGCCGCAAGTATTGGCGACTACCTTAGATCAAAACGTGGATACTATCAATCAAGTGATTAAAAAATTGATTGATGATGGGCATATCCAACCTAAGCAATACACAATAGGTACAGGGATTGATGAAAATGTGATTACAGAACATACCTTGACAGAGCCATTAAAGGATATTATAGAAAAAATTAAGCCACAGACAACGGAGTTGCTAATTAGATATTCTTATGAATGGAAAGCAGGGTTTAGCAATGCAGATAAGGATACAAGCCGTCCATTTTGCGTGGCTTTATTAGAAGCAAACAAGGTTTATAGCCGTAGCGAAATAGAATCAATGAGTGCAAGATTAGGTTATTCAGTATGGGATCGTAAAGGCGGTTGGTACACAAAGCCGGGTACTAATACTCACGAGCCAAGTTGCAGACATCAATGGGTTTCAAACATAGTAACAAGAAAAAAATAATGAGCAAGAATACTTTATTTATATCAGTTCAGTCAATTAAGGACAGAACAGGATTGCACGCAAACGTAGATGAAAAATTAGTATTGCCTGAAATCAAGACGGCGCAAGATATGTATATTTTGCCTGCATTGGGATCTGCGCTTTACAATGAATTACAAACGGCAGTTGATACAAACACATATACAAATTTACAAACGACCTTATTGGATGATTACATAGTAGACACATTGATTTATTTTGTAATGTCTGAATTACCACAAGGGTTATCGTTTCAGTTTTATAACAAAGGGCTTTTAAGAAAGTCAGGTGAGAATCAGGAAAACCCTTCAATGCAAGATATGATTGATGTGGCTAATAGATACAAGGCAAGAGCAGAATTTTACAAGCAAAGATTAATTAAATACCTAAAACAAAACAATGCTTTATATCCTAATTATTTAAACTTTGGTAGTGGTATTGATTCAATCAAGCCTGATAATGAAGGATATACAGTTTCAATGTATTTAGGGGATGCTTGTTGTATTGATGATTATGATGGCAAGCATAGAAAAACATTCGAGGAAAGGTATCAAGGTAATATTGGATGCTGCTAATATGAGTAAACAAGTAACTATAAAAAACCAAAATAAGCTAAAGGTTTATTTGGAAAAAGCAAAAAAGAATGACATTAAATCAAATAGTCAACGAACTGACAAAGATAGGAAACGACCACGAACAAATTAATTTTGTTTACTTTGGGGATGTCTGGGAACGTTTAAGCAATGGCGAGGTTACTTACCCTGCTATGTTTTTTACGTTAATAGGTGCTACAATAGGGGCTAAAGAAATAGATTATAATTTTAGTTTTTACTTTATGGATAGGATGCTATCAGAGGAAACAAACGAAACGGAAGTTTTATCAGATCAAACATTGGTAGCACAGGATTTTATTGCTCAATTAAGATACCCAATTGATTATGGGATAGTAACTTGGACTTGTGGGGATAACATTCCATTAACATATTTTACAGAATCTGATCCTGATTTTTTAGCAGGTGTCAAGTGTGATATTACTTTGAATTTACCATTTATAAACAACAGGTGCCAGGTGCCTACAAATTATACTTATTAATGGAATCAAAAAAAATTAATCAGTTAGCGACTAATGTTGCGCCACAAACTTCTGATTTAACAATTATAGGCGATCCGATTACAGGAGTAAGTAAAAAGATTACGTTATTGCAGATAGCTAATTTATTTGCTACAACGGGTACAGTTTCAAGCGTTGCGGTTACAGAAACAGGCGACGCTTTAACGATAACAGGCAGTCCAATTACAAGTGCGGGAACGATAAATATAGGATTTGCGGGGGATGCTACGCAATATGTTAGAGGGGATGGCGCATTGGCAGATTTCCCAACATCAACAGGAGGCGGAAGTTCTGTTTCTTATTATCTAAATTCAAGTGTAAGTCAAGGTACTATCGGTGGGGTTGCTTATAGAGAATTTAGTAAAGACCCTATAAGTGGTGCGGGAACTGATATTACGGCTTCAACTAATGGCTATATAGCAAGTTATATTACAGACGCAAATGACCCTGCTTTATTAGAAGTACCTGCGGGAAACTTTAATTGTGAGTTATATTTTAGTGTAAACTCGGATGCGCATAATCCTTATGTTTATGCAGAAATTTATAAATATGACGGAAGTACTTTTACTTTAATAGGAAGTAGCCAAAGCGTACCTGAATATCTAACTAATGGTACAACAATAAGTCCTTATTATTTTGCTATACCTGTTACTCAAACTGCTTTAACGCTAACCGATAGAATAGCAATTAGAATATATGCAAATGTTGATACAAGAGAAGTTACTTTACATACAGAGAATAATCATTTGTGCCAAGTAGTTACAACCTTTTCAAAGGGATTGACTTCATTAAATAACTTAACAAGACAAGTACAATTTTTAGCGACAGGAACAAGCGGAACTGATTTTAATATATCAAGTTCAACGGCTACTCATACTTTTAATTTGCCTGTGGCTTCGGCTACAAATACTGGTAAGTTAAGTTCAACGGATTGGAGTACGTTTAATAACAAGCAACCTGCTGGTAATTATGTTACTCTTGATACTACTCAAACAATTACGGCTGCAAAGACATTTAGCGGTGTAAATACTTTTAGTCAAAACCCTGTAATAAATGGTACTGGAACAAATAGTGCTTATACAATATTACAAAGTGATGGAACAAATAAATGGAGAATAGGAAATAATTATGCTTCTGGTGTAAACACTTTTGACATATTTGCTTATGATAATTCATCTACGCCATTATCAATTAATAGTAATGGTGCTATGACTTTATCTGCAAATGTTACTACAACAGGTGCGCAATTTGTTCAAAATGGATTTTATTTATCTAACGCAAATGGCGGTGCTCTTGCAGGTTATACTCTTATGCATGGTTCTGATAATGGAATCAATTTTGCTTTAAGAAATTTGACTGGCGGTGCAAGTTTTATTTTCCAAAGTGCAAGTTCTTATAGTTACACATTCCCTGCTGCAACAGGTACTTTAGCCCTTACAAGCAACCTATCTGCTTACCTACCTTTAACAGGTGGAACTTTGACAGGTGCATTAAACGGAACAAGTGCAGTTTTTTCAAGTACTATGCAAGCATCTGCATATAGACTAACAGGAATGACTGCAGGTAATGGTGCTTTATATTGGACATCTGATAGAGTTACATTAGCTAACTACAATGCAACAGGTAAAGTACACATTGAAGCAAACGGAGGTACAGGAGTAGCTACTTTTGGAGGTGCTACATATAACAATGATTTTACAGGAACAGGTAGATTTACAGGTGATTTATATGCTGAAACGGGAGTTTTTTCTTTAGGATTATTTACAAGTGATGAAACTAAATATGTAGTGCCAGGTGGGGTAAGTAGTTTATTAACATTAAATTTATCAGGTGCTTTAAGTGGTACAAGTGCTACGTTTAGTGGTACAATTTCAATAGGTACAAATTTTGCTCAATTACTGCCAATAACTGCTTTAAATTCTCAATTCTTAACTGGTTGTTTTTATGATGGTAGTAATGTTATTGCAACTGCTGCTTCGGGTTCAAGAACAATTTATAATTCAGGTAGTATAGATTTTAGAAACTTTACTGGTGCAACAATAGGCAGTAGTGTTACTGATACATCAAGATTATTAATAGCTTCTACTGGTGCTGCTACATTCTCAAGTACAATTGCAACAACAGGTGTTGTATTTCCTGCAACACAAGTTTCATCAGCTGACCCAAATACTTTAGATGATTACGAAGAAGGTACTTGGACTCCAACTATAACTGGTAGCGGTAGTAATCCAACTATAACATATTCAAGTGCAAATACAGGAGGAATTTATACTAAAGTTGGTAACATAGTAACTGTAAGTTTTGAAGTAAGATGGTCGTCACTTGTTGGTGGTAGTGGTTCAGCAGTTATTGGTGGATTGCCATTTACAAGAAGAAATACTAATTTACCTGATGGCGATAGATTAATTGTAGATAGTTATAATAATACAATAAATGGTTTATATTTAGTTGGTAGTATTGGTCTTAATACAACAAGCATTGGTTTATCTATTGTACGTTCTGCAAACGTAACAATTGATTTATTAATTTCCAATTTATATACTTTACCTATTGGATTTTTAAGAGGAACAGTTACATATTTTGTATAAAATTAAATAAAAGATAAAATGTCATTAACAGAAAAAACAATCATTGATAAAATAGAAATAGTTGAAACTAATTCTATTCAAGTTCGTACTGCAACAGTCATTGTAAAAGATGGTGTTGAAATTGCAAAAACATATCATAGACACGTTATTAACCCAACAGATGATATTACAAATGAAGATTCTAAAGTACAATTAATAGCTAAAGCCATTTGGACTCCAGAAGTAATATCAGCTTATGTAGAATTACAAAAAGCAAACCAATTAAAAGCAATGATTCCATCTAAATAGTTAAAATATTAAGTATTTAACTATATTTGTATATAAAATAAAAACTATGATAACAATTAATCAAGAACAAATCAAGGAATTAGAAGCGTATTTAATGGAAATCCCTGCAAAGTTTGCTAATCCAATTTTAGGATTCTTAGGTAAATTAGCGCAAGAACAAAATCCTCAAACAGAAGTAAAAGAAGATTAATGACACAAGATAGCAGTCAAGCATTAGTTAATACAGGTATAAGCCTTACGGCAGCATCTTTAACACTAACACAGGTACAACCATTTGTAACTTTGGTAGCAGGTTTGACTGCTATTATTTCAGGTATTTTTGCAATCCGTTATTATTACAATGCAACTAAAAGAGTAAAAGATGATGAAGTTTCTAAATAGCATTTACGGAAGTTGGGTAAAAGTATTTATCACAGCAGTTCTTACTATGATTATTGCTAAGGGGAATATTTATTTAATAACATTAGAAGAGTGCATAAGCGCAGGAGTTATATCAATTTTGCCTATCATAATAAACTATCTGAATCCAAACGACAAGCGTTATGGCAAATAAATCTAAGATATTTATATTTTATTTAATATGTTTATTTTTAATTATAGTACTTGGATGCAATCCTGTAAGGAAAGCAGAACGTAGGGTATTAAATAATTTAGCAAGTAGCGAAAGAGTTTTTAGAGAATTAGAAAAGACAAGACCTTGCGCAAACGATACAACCATAATAACTAATTATGACACTACATTACTTGTTGATACCATTACTGACTATAAAAGAGATACAATTACAATTAACGGCATCGAGTACATTACCATAAAAGAGGCTGCAAAAACAATAGTTAAGACAGTTAAGGTACATCAAATTCATACAGGTTATATTGTAGATACAAGAAGATTAGGCATTGTGCTTGATTCGGTGCGATATTACAAGGTTAATGCACAAATCAATAAAGAGGTAGGCAACAAATGGAAGTGGCGATTTTGGGGCTTATTAGGTATTTTAATTGGATTCATATTAATTAAACGATTTGTATGGTCATATCTGAACATCTTACATTAGCGGAATTAATCCGTAGCGAATCAGCAAAGCGCAACGGCATTTCTAATATGCCACCGCCAGAACATATTGCTAATTTAAAACTTTTAGCAGAACATATCTTTGAGCCTATTAGAGCCAATTTTAGATGTCCAATCATAATTTCAAGCGGTTATAGGTCAAAGGAATTAAATGCCGTTATTGGCGGTGCTAATAAGTCGCAGCACTCATTGGGGCAAGCCATTGATATTGATATGGATAGTACAACCTATGATGTTACCAATGCAGATATTTTTAATTACATAAAAGATAAACTTCCTTTTGATCAATTGATTTGGGAGTTTGGCAATATATTAAACCCTTTTTGGGTACACGTTTCTTATTCAGATAGACACAGAAGGCAAATTTTAAAAGCAACTAAAATAAACGGGATTACACACTACAAACAAATATAATGCTAAAAACAAAACGCAGAAGGCTTTTCTTTGACATTGAGACAAGTCCTAACATTGGCTTATTTTGGGAGGCAGGATATAAAAAAAACATAGATTATTCAAACATAATTCAAGAACGTGCAATTATCTGTATTTGTTATAAGTGGGAAGATGAAAAGGAAGTTTATGCTTTGCAATGGGATGCGAAGCAGAATGACAAACGTATGCTTGAACAATTTATTGAGGTTGCAAATGTGGCTACTGAAATGGTTGGACATAACGGGGATAAATTTGACTTGGCTTGGATCAGGACAAGGTGCTTGTTTCACAATATCCAAATGTTCCCAAAATATACAACTATTGATACTTTAAAGGTAGCCAGGCAGAAGTTTAGATTTAATTCAAATAGGCTTAATTACATAGCGGATTTTTTAGGCATAGGACAGAAGATTAAAACAGAATATAGCCTATGGAAAAACATTCTATTGCATAAGGACAAGGCAGCAATGGAGGCTATGATTAAGTATTGTAAAAAAGATGTGGTATTGCTTGAAAAGGTTTTTAAACTTTTAAGCGCACATATAGAGCCTAAAACGCATTACGGAGTTATCTTTGGCGAAGATAGGGGAAGCTGCCCTGAATGTGGATCAGATGACTTGATTAAAAACAATAAGGTAGTAACTGCAACAGGCTTAACC